TTTCGGGCCTCCTCTTGTATCACGCCTTAACTCTAGGAGCTAATATGTCACACATTGATGAGTTCGTCGTTGGTCCCTTCACTCGTGAAGGTTCCTCTGAGCCAACTATCATTCGTGTGCAGACTAGCACCGATGAGGTTCGGCGAATACAGGTATCCTTCGCGGTTAGTGGCGACGAGTATTGGATTACTTCGAATACGATCGAGTGTTCTGTTAAGAACGCTCAGCTCGTTATTGAAGCTCTCTCTCTACTCTTCGGCCCCCAACCCGATTAGGATAGTTCACCAGGCGAAAGCCAGGTGCATTGGATCTCTCGTGAGATCCTTCTCTCGTGCTTCGGCACCATGGGTGATGTATGACTGACGAGATTGTGGAGACTTCGACAACGATGATTGATTACAAGTATGATTATGACGACCTTACTCCTACTAATCCTGGCCAGTTTCATGGTCTAGGTACTCGGCTTTTTGCCGAGAACATAGTCACGAAGCAGGGCCCGGTAGAGGGGTATCGCCGTATCATAGCTGAGGGTGGCGACGCAACAACGAACCTAAATGGAACGTTGTATGAGTTCGCTGCTCTCCCTATGAATATTCATCACCGTAACAATTATCGCTCGGATCCTCACTTCTCGACAGAAATTCGGCTCTCTGGGAATCTTCTCAAAGCGCCGGTTGGCATATTCGACTTTTCGTCTTATATGGCAACGTCTACCCATGCAGACAACTTGGCCGCATCCCGTTTTGGGCAAGAGATGGCCTCAGTGTACTCGTCCTTTAAGGGACTTGTATTTACTGGGGAACTTCCCGAGCTCTTACACGCGATACGTTCTCCTTTCAAAGCTTTACGCGAAGGCGTTTCGAACTATCTGAAAGCCCTTAGAGTGGGCGGACCGAGGTTCGCGCGCCGTACGCGTCTTAACTTTGTTAGGGACACTTGGTTGGAATGGAGTTTCGGCTGGGCTCCTGTCATTAGCGACTTGGATAACGCCATAGATTCATTCTATCGCTCTCGCTGGGTCAAACCATTGTTTAAGATGGTAAAGGCCTCTGGCAGAGACATTAGAACTATTTCTAAGACGCCCAATTCAGATATTGACATCGGCTACGGCTGGAAGCTCTCGAGCGAATCTACGATAGAGACTGATGTTCTGGTTAAGTACTATGGAATTTATCATTCCAGTGGTTCTGGACCAGACAGCTTCTCGTCCTACGGATTTTCTCCGTGGGAGTTCGTTCCTACGCTTTGGGAGCTTATTCCCTATTCCTTCCTTGTGGACTATTTCACCAATATTGGTGATTTAGTTTCATCTTGGAGCTACCGTAACCTGCATCCAGCGTGGGTGGCTCGGACCCAGCGATCGTCCGTCATTTCTTCAAATGCCGGTACGAAAGTTTGGCTCGATCCCAACACGTCATATGCAGATCAAGGTTTGTACTCTAACGAGTTAATCCAAGGTGAGCCAGGCGCGTCGGTGGTTAAGTGGACTCAAGTTGAGCGCGTCCCAAACGTCGGGTTCCCTGTACCTCATTTCGAGTTACAGGTCCCCGGAATGGGCCTAAAGTGGGTGAACTTAGTTGCACTCACTCGCCAGCTTGCGGCCACTCGCCACGTTCTTAGGTCCTAGGCTCTAGCCTAGTCTATCCACTACATTGTTGGAGAATCTTCCATGACTTGGTCTCCCGACCTTTCTACCACGGGCGCTACTGTGACTGGTCTCACTAGCCCAACTTATACGTTGGTTAGTGACCTGGCCCCAGATGCGAACTCACGTCAATGGGCTGTTTCCGCTTTAGGCGGAACCCAGACGAACGTGCGTGCGAACACCGCGGGTGATCCGTTCACGCATACCATTCGTCGCGCTCCTTATAAGGCGCGCCCGAATGCGAATCCGACGAACGGGTCTTACCCTAATGTTCCCCTCAATAGGATCGAGATCCTGACACGCAAAGGTGTTTACATCGATTCGAGTCAGACAGTGCGCGTCATGAACCTCCGCTTGATTGCGGAGATTCCGGCGGGCGCTGAGCTGAACGACGCTGTTAACATCAAAGCCGCTGTGAGCGCTACCCTCGGTCTTCTGGCTGAAGAGTCAGATGATTACGCGGATTCGCTCATCAAAGGCGTTATCTGACGGCTTATCACCGTCCGATAATACGTGTCTGAAGAGGATGGTGAAAGCCTTCCTCTTCGGGGTTGTAGTTGGATGCTTTTCGGGCCAAAGACTTCTTGAATTCTTAGGCCTTATTAGCTGAAGACTATTTCCTTGTTTCTCGTTCTTATTAGAGGTGGCATTTATGGGTGTTAGCCCTCATGCTCTTTTCTCGTGCC